CCTATGTGCAGGAGCTTGACCTCGACCAGTTCGCGGCCGGCGCCACGTTCAAGCGCGGTGAGGTCTTCACGATCGCCAACGTCTACGCGGTGAATCCGCGGACCAAGGCCACGCTGGACTACCTCCAGCAGTTCGTGGTCCAGGAGGACGCCGTGGCTGACGGCGGCGGTGCCGTTACGCTCAGCATCAGCCCGCCCATTATCGTGCCGAACACGGGCGGAACCGAGGCCAAGACGAACAGCGCGTTCGCCACGGTCAATGCCGCCCCGGTGGACAACGCCACGATCACATTCATGGGCGCTGCCTCCACCGCCTACCGCCAGAACTCGGTGTTCCACAAGATGTCAATCGCTCTTGTGTTCGCCAAGCTGATCGTTCCGTACACCGGCGAGGCGTCCTACGCCACCGATCCGGAGACGGGCATCAGCATCCGCTACTGGCGGACGTCCGACGGCATCAACGACACCCATCTTCACAGGTGGGACGTGCTGTACGGCACGAAGATGCTCGATAATCGCCTCGGCACCCGCATCAGCGGCACCGGCGCGTAATTGAGCCCCTAGCCCCCGGCACCGTCGCCGGGGGCCAAGTACGAGGTTGAAACATGAGCAATACCGCAGTTGACTTCCCGCAGGCCCCGCCTCGGGTTCTGGACGACGGTCAGGGGGTTTACCTCCAGGCTGAGTCCAACCGCGCCGCGTTCGCCACCAACGTGACGACCACGGCAGCGACCTCCACCACGCCCTACGGGTTCGCAACCGCCGCGCAGGCGGATGCTCTCGTGGCCCGCATGAACAGCGTCCTTGCGGCGCTGCGCAGCGCGGGCATCATGCTGGCGGAGTAAGCACGGTGCAGAGAGCCTTCATCGCCACGCCCGCGTACAGGGGCGACGTTGTCATGCAGTATGCGCACTCGCTGGTTCGGGACGCGTTGCTCGCCGCCGAAGGCGGCTGGTTCGTTCACCCGCCCTACGCGATAAACGACACGTACATTCACTGTGCGCGGAACAAGGCGGTGAAGGCTTTTCTGGAATCGGGCTACGAGCAGCTCGTTTTCATTGACGCGGACCTTGGCTGGGATTCCAACGGCCTGCTCAAGCTGCTACAGACGCCGGGCGACATTGTCGGGGGCCTTTACCGGGCCAAGGACCCGGCGCTTGGCACTGACTACCCATGCAATATCAGTGGGCTGATAACCTATCCGGCCTGCGAGATCCAGAGCCTTCCCACCGGCTTCATGCGCATTAGCCGGGACTGCGCCGCCCAGATGTTCGCCAAGTACGACGGTCGCCCGTTTGACCACGTTGTCAGCGGCGGCGAAGAACGGGGCGAGGACATCGTGTTCTGTGACCGCGCCCGCAAGCATGGGTTCAGCGTCTGGGCACGTTTCGACATTGAGTTTGAACACGTTGGCCCATTCGCCTGGAAGGGCCGCGCTGCCGACCATTTCTTTGAAAAGGAGACATTGAATGTCTAACCGCTTTCTACGTATGCGCGCCAAGCGCCAGCAGGACAAACTTCGTCGTATCCGTGAGAAGCGCGTCGCCACCGCCCCCGTCTGGCCGAAGTGGCTGAAAAATGCCGAAACCGGCGAAGAGCGTATTTTCAACAGCGAGGACGAGGTTCCGGAGGGCTGGGTGGAAGACGGCGAGGACGTCTTTGAGGTCGGCGGCGAGAAGGAGGAGCAAGAAGGCGCTGGCGGCGAGGCCGAAGCGGCTGACGAGAACGACCCCTACGCTGACAAGGACAACAAGCAGCTCAGCGACATGCTGCGGGCCAAGAAGGTGCAGCACAATCCTAAGTGGGATCGCGCCAAGCTGATTGAGCTTCTGAAGGGATAACCGACAATGACGACGGCGCAAGTAATCATCACGCAGGCGTACCGGGAATCAAACATCATTCCCGTAGGCCAGGACCCCACGGCGAACCAGACGAGCGAAGCCCTCGGCCGCCTTGCGTCGATGGTCGCTGGCGTCTTCGGCTTTGACGTCGGCGAGAAGCTTCAAGACTGGTTCATCGGTACGGACGGTATCAACGTCTACGACCGCCCGTTCGACTGGAACGCGCAGGTCTGGGCGTACCCGCCCATCAATAGCCGCCTGCTCTGCCTTGTGGACAGCGCGCAGACAATCTACATGCCGGTGAACCCAAGCCCCGGCAGCCGAATTTCGGTGGTCGCCATCTCCACCGACTTTACCGTTGACGCAATAACGCTAGACGGTAACGGGCATCTTGTTGATGGTAGTTCCACGTTCGTATGCGATGGGGATGACGACACCACTGCCTATAACTTCTGGTACAATGATGCGACAGGTGATTGGCAGCGGTACGAGACCATCGATGCGGCAGGGGACGAGATGCCCTTCCCCATTGAGTTTGACGACTACTTCATAACGACGCTGGCCGCACGCATCAACCCGCGCTACGGCAGGGCTTTATCGGATGAGACGAAGCTGGCTCTAGGCCGGGCGGAAACAATGCTGCGGGCGCGGTATGCGCAGCGCGTTGTCACGGCGGCTGATCCGGCCGTTCTTGCCATGAGTTCGCAGGTTTACAACAGTCAGTTCTACCCTTGGGCCGGGCGCGGCCGTAACGGATGGATGTTCTAAATGGTTGACATTCCACTTGCCAGAAGTGACTACTTTCGCAGCATAGCGAAGGAAGCGCGTCTGCGGATGCGCAACCGCTACTTTGAACAGAACCCGTCTCTTACGGAACAGCAGGTCGCGCTTCTGGCCCGCATGGGTATGAAGCGTTGGCTGAGCGTAGGTGACGGCCCCATCCGCGGCGTGTATAGCCAGCCGGGCAGCTTTGACGACGACCTGTTCGTCGTTAGCTACGATAAGCTCTACCGCATAACGAAGGAGGGCACTTCCACGCTTGTCGGCACGGTTCAGACAGACTCGCTCCGCTCAAGCGTTTCCATGGTCGCCACGAGCAACTTCGGGTCCACCCCGGCTTACCTCTTCATTGCGTGCGGCGCGACTTTCTACGTTTACATAGAGGACGGGTACGCGACGGGCACTGTTTCCGGCACGCCAGTCAATAATGACACGGTTACGGTCGGGACGACCTACTACAAGTTCACAAACGGTAGCGTTGACGCAGGCGCGCCCGCTGGCACGCTCGCTAACCCGTGGCTCGTGGCCTTGGGCGCTTCCACTGCTGAGGCATGGGAGAACTTCTATGCGGCGCTCGGGGCCACCGGCACTGCGGGAACGCAGTACAGCACGGCGCTAACAGAGAACGCTTCCGTTGCGACGCTGTCATTTACCTCCATCAGCGTTTCCGTCAGGGCTGCTGACTACGGGTCAACGGGCAACCTGATAGCGACGACGGAAACCGGCGCGGGTATCGGGTGGACGGCAGCGACTCTGACGGGCGGCGGCTCCCCCAGCCTCACGCAAATAGCCACCCCTGACGACATAGGCGTGATCAGACTAGGGTATATCGCTTCTTACGTCGTCGTCGTTCCTGCTCAGGGGCAAGGCGTTAACGGGCGGTTCTACTGGATTCGGCCCGGCGAAACGACGATTGACCCGCTTGACTTTGCAACGGCTGAACGCGCCCCCGACCCAATTCACGACGTTATAGTATTCGGCGATCAGTTCTGGCTACCCGGCACCTCTACGACAGAGGTGTGGTACTTCACAGGTGATCCAGACGCCCCCGTACTGCGGATGCAAGGTGTCGTGTTTGACAGGGGCACTTGGGAGGGCACGGCCATCCAGGTGAAGGACAGCATGATCATTGTCGATAACCTTGGCTCTGTCTACCAGATTTCCGGTAGTGCCAAGAAGATTTCACGCCCCGATATTGAGGAGCGTATTCGTCAGAGCATCGCGGCGCAGGCCGCTTCACCTTTGTTCTAGCAGGAGGCCACAGATGGCGCTTTTACATGCTGACTTTCCTAGCGGCCAAACTGGTCTCTACGGAACAACGGTTGCTTACATGCTCAACGGTATGTACGCAACGACTGATGGCATCGCCATAACAGACGACCCAGACGCTACGATCACGGGAAATGTCGTAGTCAACGCGCAGGACACGACGCTCAGGAAAATTCTAGCAACCCCGACTACGACGCTCGGGTGCGCGCAACGCTATTGGCGTTCGGCGTATACCAGCGTTCGGTACAACCGCATCTTTGAAGCGCGCGGCGTTGACAATGTGGCGCAGATTAGCATCGTCGTTGACGTTAACGGCTTCATATCCGCTTACCTCGGCCCCGCGCCCAATAACGGCGGCACGACGGGTCGCATCGATATCACCGACGGGCCCGTCGTTGGCGCTAATGCGTGGCATCAGATTGAATGCAAGGTCGTTCTGAGCAACACCGTCGGTTCTGTGGAAGTTCGCGTTGAAGGGGTTACGGTGCTGGACATCTCTGGTATTGACACCGTCTACCACGCCTCTGACGCCAACGCCTACTCCTGGGCTATTTACCAGGAGAACGGCGCATCTGACACCTTCTACACGAAGGACATTGCGCTGTGGGACGGTTCGGGCACTTATAACAACGATTTCTTGGGCGTGGTCGGTGTCTACGAAGTTGTACCGACAAGCGATGCCTCGTTCAACTGGACCCCCTCCACTGGCCTGACCGGCTACAACTTGATTGACGAGGCTCCGCCAAACGACGAGACTGACTACATCTACGCTGTGACGCCCGCGCCCGCTGCTTCAAAGTTCGGGCTCTCGGATCTTCCAACGAACGTCACTTCCGTCAAGGGGCTCTACGCGGTCAACCGCAGCCGTAAGACCGATTCCGGTGACGGTCAGCTCCAGGTCGGTATGGTCAGCGGCGTTTCCACCGTTCTGGGCAACGACCGCACCATCACGACGTCCTACACTTACTGGACAGACGTGTTTGAAGAGGACCCCGCAACGTCGGCCCCGTGGACCCGGACCGGGGTGAATGCGGCACAGCTCCAGGTCAATCGGACGGTCTAGCTATATGGCGCTGACACCAGAGGTGCGAAGCACGCAAGCGGGCGTAATGTCTGTTGCCACGTTTTCGGCCCCGGAACTGCGAGCAACGCAGGCGGGGGTGATGTCTGTCGTGACGCTGGCTTCACCTGAGGTGCGGCTGACGCAGGGCCTAGTCTTTGGAGTGCTGACCTTGGCAACTGAAGAAATTAGGTTGACGCAGGGGCGGTTGACTGCCCCCATCGTGTCTTCTAACGACATACGGGTGTCGCAAACCAAAGTCATGGCGGTAATTCGTGGCCGCATAGCCAATCCACGCCTTCGGGCGTGGACCTTTTCGCTTGACGGCCACGACTTCTACGTTCTGCGCCTTGGTGACGAATCAACCCTAGTGTACGATGTTTATTCAGAACAGTGGATGGACTGGTCCACGGCCGACGAGGAGTTCTGGCGCGTCAATACCGGCATGAACTGGTCCGGGGCCGTCGGCCTGACGGAGGACTACGGCAGCAACGTCGTGGTCGGCGACGACACCTACGGCCTGCTCTGGTTCCTGGACCCGGAGCAGCCTTACGACGAAGACCCGGACAGCAGCGCGCCAGAGCAAGAGAATTACTTTGAGCGCGTCGTGATGGGGCAGTTCGCCGTTCGTGGCCGCGAAGCGGTGCCGTGCTACGCCGCCTTCCTTACGACAGACATGGGCGACCCCGCCTATACCGGCGCGGGGGTTACGCTCTACACTTCCGACGACTCTGGCGAGACGTTCCTGGACCACGGGCTCGTTACCGTCACGGCAGGGCAGGAGTCGCCGCAGTTGCTCTGGACATCACTCGGCCAGATAACGGCCCCCGGCCGCCTGTTCAAGATTGTTGACGACGGGGCGGTCGCCCGCATAGACGGCTTGGAGATGAACGATGCCGGGTGACCTTCAACCTCTTGCCCAAGACTTTAGGATTGTCAATTCAGACGGCACGCCGACGCTCTACTTCATAAAGTGGGCGCAGCAGCGGCAGATTGACATCACCGCTGGCATCACCGCCGCAGACGCGCAGCAGTTGATTGACGATTGGGCGCTGCTGCGCGATATCATTGCCGGCTCGGGACTGACGGGCGGCGGCAACCTCGGATCCGACGTCACTCTTAACGTCGGCGCGGGAACCGGGATTAGTGTGACGTCCAACGCGGTGGCCTTGGCCGATACCGCGGTGACACCGGGCGTGTACGGTAGCGCGACGCAGGTTTCGCAAATCACCGTCGATCAGCAAGGTCGATTGACCACAGCGGCGAATGTCGCGATCACCCCGGCCGCGATCGGGGGCGTCCCTACTTCCAGGCAAGTGATCGCGGGCGCCGGCCTGACTGGCGGCGGGGATCTTTCTGCGGATCGGACATTTGACGTTGGTGCGGGCACCGGCATAACTGTCAATGCCAATGACGTGGCACTCGATACCACCAATTCCCGAAACGTCGATCACGCCGCTGTCACTCTGACCGCTGGCGCTGGCTTGACAGGCGGCGGTACGATTGCGGCCAGTCGCACATTTGACGTTGGTGCGGGAACCGGCATCACAGTCAATGCCAATGACGTGGCCCTCGATACCGCCAATTCCCGAAACGTCGATCACACAGCGGTTGTTTTGACCGCCGGAGCCGGCCTAACCGGCGGCGGAGATATTTCCGCCAGCCGCACCTTTGATATCGGCGCGGGTACCGGGATTACCGTTAATGCTAACGACGTGGCTATTACTGCTACAGGCGTCGGTGCTGGTAGTTATGGCTCTACAACTCAGGTGGGTACCTTCACCGTCAACGCTCAAGGGCAACTGACGGCGGCGGCCAATGCTCTGATCTCGGCCGCTGGTATTGGCGCACTTGTCGCCTCGAACAACCTTTCCGACCTTGCAAATGCGGCGACGGCACGGACGAACCTTGGCCTCGTGGCTGGCGGCGCTGGCGATATATGGGTTGAAAAAGCCGGCGATACGATGACCGGCACTCTCCTGACTACTAATGTGCGTCCGTCCGCCAATGACGGTGGAGCATTAGGTACCGGGACTCTAGCCTATTCCGACCTGTTCCTTGCCAGCGGCGGTGTGATAAACTTCAATAACGGTGACTATACGCTGACCCACAGCGCCGGGGCTTTATCTTTTTCCGGTAATGTCGTTATAGGTCAGACAGTCACAAGGCGACTTGATATCTCCAGCACTGGTATCTCTGCTTGGAGGTACGATGATAACTCTACTGTAAACCTTCTGACCTTTTCCAATATAGACGGTACAGCCGTTAATCAAGGCACGGCGCTGCTTTTCCAGTCAGGTGATAATTCTACTCTTTATGACTCAGGAAAGATCGTAGTAGCGACGGAAGGCGCGTGGACATCCACAGCTTCTACTCGCGACAGTTACATGTCCTTCCACACGTCTTTAGACGGAACTAGTACTGAGAAACTGCGAATCACGTCTGGCGGAAGTGTTCGCCCCGGAACAAACGATGGTGGGTCACTTGGTATAGCCGGAACAGCTTGGAGCGATTTGTTCCTCGCTAGCGGTGGGGTCATCAATTTCAACAACGGCAACTACACACTGACCCACGCCGCAGGGTTGCTGACAGCAAGCGGGAAGTTTGGTGTTGGCGCGAGTCCCGTCACTACGTTCTCTGTGACTGATCCGGCGGCAGGCGATGCACGATTTGAAATCACCACTGGCGCGTCAGTAGTTTTCCAGAGTTTTGACCGGGTTGCCAGCGCATATAAATCCCTCTCACTTGATGCCTCAACCATAAACTTTAGGCCCGCTGGTGCTACGGTTTTGAATGTGAGTACGGGCGCAGTCACCGTTACAGGAAATGTTAATCCGAACGCAAATGACGGTGGTTCGCTCGGGATCAGTGGCACTGCATGGAGCGATTTGTTCCTTGCCAGCGGTGGCGTCATTAATTTCAACGCAGGGAATGTAACACTCACGCATTCAGCCGACCTCCTGACAAGCAACAAGCAAGTCAATGTTCCTGTGTTGGGTCGCGGAGCCCCTGTCACAAAGACAGCAGACTTCACTGTTGCGGCGACTGAAAGCTGGTTGATCAACAATAAGTCGGGCTCTACCTGCGTTGTTACACTTCCTGCCGCTGCCTCCTTCACGGGGCGGGAAATCATGATCAAGAATATTCAAGCGCAATTGGTCAACAGCGCATCGAGTAATGTCGTCCCTCTAGCGGGCGGCGCTGCGGGGACCGCGATACTCTCGGCCACTGCTGGCGCGTGGGCAACACTCGTCAGTGACGGCACCAACTGGATCATCATGCAGAGCTAGTTGACGCGTAACTTAAAGGAGGGGCAACGGCATGCACGAATTCTTTCGCACATATAGCCCGGAGCTAGTGGACCTCTTCGTCAACCACCCGGCTATTCGACCCAACCTGGAGCCGTTTGACGGTTCCCGCATCAGCAGCTTCGACCTCGTTAGTGATCCCCGCAACGTCTTCGTGGTCGGAGAACACGGCTGCGCAATGTTTGAATGGCTCCAACCCTGCGTTTACGAGGGCCACATCGGGATATTACCGGATCAACGGGGGAGTTGGGGTCTTAGGCTCGGTACAGCAGCGCTAAACCTGCTGTTCGGGACCTTAGAGGCTAAAATGGTGGTCGCGCGGATCCCTGTAAAGTTGCCAGCCGCGCGCATGTTTGTTAGAAGGCTCGGGTTCAGGTCTAACGGGGTGGACTCGGGCGGTGATCACGAACTGTTCGAGTATGGAGGCGAATAATGGGCGGACTCTTTGGCGGTAGCAAGAGCAAGAGCGGCAATCAGGCGTACAACTCACTTAATACGGCACTGACGCCCACGATCAATGCGGGCGGCGGGGCGGTCGGCGTCATCGCCAGTCTTTTGGGCGTCCCAATGGCGGCCCCCGCTGCGGCAGCAGCCGGCGGAGGCGGCGCAGTAGGAGGGTTCAAAGGATTCTTTGACCGCATTAGACAATCCAAGCAAGGCGGCGGCGGGGGCGGCGTTGAAGTGAACCCCGCTGCGACGGCGGGCACGGGCGCTAACGCGGCGAACGATGCGTTCCAGAATTACCTCAACAGCACTGGCTATCAGTTCAGGCTTGGACAGGGCATGGACGCCATAACCGGCAACGCCGCCACCAAGGGATTGCTGAACTCCGGCGCAACATTGAAGGGCTTGAACACCTACGGTCAGAACATGGCAAGCCAGGAGTTCGGCAATTACCTCAACCAAGTCGGACAGTTGGCGCAGGGCGGCCTCGGAGCCGCGAGCGTACTTGCGCAGGCGGGTCAAACAGGCAGCAGTAAAGAAAAGCCGAACATTATCGGCACGCTGTTCTCCGACAGGCGCCTCAAGGAGGCCATTCGCAAGGTCGGGGAGTTCGCAGACGGCCTCGGATTGTACGAGTTCCGGTATGCGTTCAGCAAGCTGGTTCACAGGGGTGTCATGGCGGACGAGGTCGCCGCGCTGCGCCCGTGGGCGCTTGGCCCCGTCAAGGACGGCTTCCTCACCGTCGACTACGCGGCGCTCTAAGGGAGGGCGAAAAATGGCTGTCTTTGACAACGTCGTCAACACTATCGCGGGCATCAACCAACGCCGCCGAGCGGCGCAGGTCAACGATGCGGCCGCGAACTTCTTGACCAACCCGCAGGAGGCCATCGCCAACGTCAGCAATATTGACAGTGGCGCTGGCATTGCCCTGCAAGACAAATACACTGCGCAGCAGAGCGCTCAGCGTGAGTTGCAGGACAGTCAGCGGAAGCAGGCCCTCCTCGCCGTTCGCAACATGGGCGGAATGTTGAAGGCCGTGCAGAACAAGGGCGGCGACCTTGGTGTGGCGTTCGACCAGTTGACGCCCGTGTTCAAGAAGGGCTTCGGAATGGGTGACGACGAGCTCGCCGCCACAAAGGCTTCAATCATGGCGAACCCCACGCTTATTGACGCCTTCATGCAGGACGCCGATAATGAACTCAAGGTCGGCACTCCCGGCAGTTGGGTATTTGATGAAGGGGGCAACATAAAGTTCAGAATTCCGGCTGCGCCGCAGTTCATGAAGACCATTGGGCCTGACGGTAACGAGACAATAGTCCAACTGCCGAACGGTAGCCAGCCCGGCCCGGCTGCGCCTGCCGCGCCCGCTGGCGGCGGAAACCTTGACTCCATCTGGCGTTCACTCATACAGCAGGAGAGCGGCGGCCAGCCGGGCATTCAGGGTCAGCCGACGAAGTACGGAACCGCGCAGGGTCTAACGCAGATGCTCCCCGCTACGGCGCAGGCGATGGCGGCCAAGACTGGCCTGCCGTGGCAACCGCAGATGATGAGCGATACCACGCCAGCGGGCGCGCAGTATCAGGAGAAGCTCGGCCGCGCCTACTTTGACGAAGGGCTCAAGAAGTACAACGGTGACGTGCGCAAGGCGCTGATGTACTACCACGGCGGCCCTGACGAGAAGCTCTGGGGGCCGAAGACGCAAGCGTACGCGGACTCGGTTCTGGCCCGCGCCGGGCAGGGCGGTGGAACGGGCAGCGCCGGGGTTGTTTACAGCGGCGGCACGAAGCCGAGTAATCGCCCGACGTACCGTGCCGCCACCCGCGAGGAAATCGCAGCCGCCGGATACCCCGAGGGCACTGCCGCGCAGATTGACAGCGATGGTAAGTTTGTGAACATTAAGACGCCTACTGCGGCGAAGCCGGGTCAGTTGACGCCGGAGCAGAAGGCGGAGGCGAAAGCGAAGTTCACCGACAACCTGATGACGCTTGCCAACGCCTATTCGCAACTGAACCAGAGCGGGGGTATTGTTGATCCCGGCGCTGGCACGGCACGTAACACGATGGCGAAGGTCGGGCAGTTCATTGGCGGCGCAACAGGCGGCGTTCTGGACGCCGACAACCAGTCGTTACGCGCCCAGATTGAAAGCGTGCGCCCGCTACTTATCAACAACATTCGCCAGATCACTGGCATGTCCGCCAAGACGATGGACAGCAACGCGGAACTCAAGTTCTACTTGCAAGCCGCCTCTGACCCGACGAAGGACATCATAACGAACCTCGCGGCTATCCAGACGCTGGACGAGCAGTACGGCACCGGCACTGCGCTCAAAGGTTCACTACCACCCGACCTCTACGCTCGTGTCGTTAATCGCGCGGCGGTGATGCAGAAGGGGCGTAAGGGCAGCGGACAGGCGAACCAGTCGCCGGGCGCACCGGCCGTCGGCACGCGGGCGCGTAACCCGAAGACCGGCGCGGTCGTAATCTGGAACGGTCAGGGCTGGGCTCCGGCGCGTTAAGGGGGATCACATGGCACGACAGAACTACGCTCCGCCATCCGGCTTCGTAATTGAAGAAGCCGCTCCGGAGCCGGTGAAGACGGACCCGTACAGCGGCGGCATGGACGACCCCGGCCCCACAGGCGGAAACCCCATTCGCGTTGAGATAAACGGCGCAACGATGCTGCCGCCCGGCTTTGAGCTCGAAGGTGACAGCGACATTGCCGTCAACAAACCCGCCATAGAGACTAGTGCCGGGGGCGCGGCGTGGCGCGGCTTTGGCGACGTCATGCTCGGCAACTTTCAGGACGAGGTCGCGGCCCTCAGCGGCGCGGCGGGCAACAAGATTGGCACCGCACTCGGCCTCAATGAGTCTACGGACCCCTTCTGGTCAATCTATGACCAGATATGGCAGCAAGAGCAAGCGGCCCGCGAGGCGGATTCCGAGCAGCACCCGCTCGCCATGTACGGCGGCATGGGCGCTGGCATCGGCGCGCAGCTTGGCGGCGGCGTGGCCGCTGCGCTGAGGGGCACCGGCCCCGTCAGTAACTTCCTACGCTGGGCTGCACCGGAAGGGGCTGGTATCGGTACACGGATCGGCCGGGGCGCGGTCTACGGCGCAGGCATGGGCGCTCTCAACGCTACCGGCGCAGGAAGCCCCGACGACCGCTTTGAAGGCACGCTGTTCGGCTCCACGTTGGGCGCGGCGCTCGGCGGTGCCGGGCCTATCATTGCTCCGCCCATCGCAGCGGCGGCGGGTTGGCTAGGTGAGCGGCTTGGCCTCAGCAGCGGTATCAATGCCCTTGCCCGCCGCGCCCGCGTCAACGTTGACGACGCAGAAGCTGAGGCGGCCCGTCTGCGCGGCTTGGATGCCGACCCCGCGCTCATAGACGTACTGGACCCGCAAGCGGTGGACACAGTCGCCGCAGCCGCACGGCGGCCCGGCAGCATGGCCGGTGAAGTGGCGCAGCAGACAAGCGAAGCGCGCATCGCGCAAGCGCCGCAGCGCATCAATCAGCAGGCTGAGCGCGTTATCAGCAACGATCCGCGCAATCCGGTGCAGATCAACCGCGAACTTACGGAACAGCGGCGCGTTCAGGGCGATCGTGAATATACCGCTGCCCGCGGTGACGCGGTACCGGCAGAGGAACTCAAGCCGGTTCTCGCAACGCGGGCAGCGGTATAT